GCCTTCTGTACGTGGAAGGAATCTAATAGTTGCAGTACCGTTACCAGCTTTATCTGCTTCTAATTTCCAGAAGCGATCATCTTGGTAGGATTTTGAATCGCTTTGAGGATTAGCGATTTTTTCGAATTCGGAAGAGATTTTACCGAAGTCTTGATTACGCATCTTACGTAGTGTATTAATGTCCATCTGTATTTCCTTTATATTTGCGTTGTATAAGCGTTGTATTAGCGTCGTATTCGTCGTCAAAATCGGTATCATAACCCTCTTCTTCCGACCAATTATTTATAACGCGCATTCCTTCACCCGGAATGTTTCTTGAGTGTTTTGCTTTAGATGACTTTTTACGACGGCCATCTTCGTCATCATGAAACTTACTAATAGTGCGACCCATGTTAATTCTCTTAAAATTCTTCCTTAAAATTTAAGTATAGTAATTGTAACTTATTCTTATCGTATTTAACAAATTTTTTTATCTTATTCATCACTCTTAAATGATCAGTCCATAGCATTACAAGAGGTTCCCACTTTTCTAAAAAATTCTCATAATCATCAATAATCACCATCGTTTCTAGATGTATATATCCACCAACGTACAACTTTAAGAGCTCTGGTACATTAGTTTCTATATCAAATAAATCTTCAAACTTAAGTTTATTAGTTTCTAAATGATTACGTAAAAATGATAATTGTTGCGTAAATATATATGTGCGAGATTCTTTACGCTTCATCCAAGTATCATAATACTCATCTGACTCAGATGAATAGATTACATTCTTATTACCATAACCAATATTTGCAACAAAGTATTCAATTAATTCTCGTGGTTTATCAAACTTTTGACCAAGTTTTTGAAATAAGAATCTATCATTTCTCATTTCAAATGTCTTTAAAGAACCTGACACTTTGCCATTAGATTTGAATACATCATAACGATCTGTTGTTAGATGTAATTTTACTGCAGTAAAATATTTGTACGTTTGAAATGCATCAATCATAACTCTTAATATATTGTTTTATATGTTGTGCAAAGTAATCATCAATCTCACTAGGGTGCATAAAATACTTTAAGACTACTTTTAAAGCCATTAGCAATTGATCGTCATGACCTAAAGGATCTCCACCCTCATTCATATCTTCAATTAGATTACGTTCAAATGCGTCTTTCAATTCTGCAATGACAATAGCATCAACACAGTCATCAGTGAGTTCTATGGTTTTCATCTAATTTCTCCACAATTTTTAGTTCGCCCATATCTTTATCAAAAGACATGTTTTTACGATAAATTTTTACAAGACCTTTTCTGAACAAGGATTCACATATTAAGAATGAAACTAAAGAATTAACATTTGTAGTATACTCGTTTAGTGACAATGGAGTATCACTACCTTCTGCATTTGCTAACATTATCGACAGCAACATAAGATCTGAATAATTCTTATGATCTGATCCAAAATCAATGATCTCAATCAATTGGTGTAGATCACTATCGCTTAGATTAAGCAAAAAATCTTCAACTGACAGATATTCAGTTTTTGTTAGATTGATGGCGAGATTGCGTGTAATAGCTAACAAATCTTTACTCTCACTAATTATTGCATAGTTTGCAAATAAGGCTTGATCTTCATTCATTTTATTTTCGTCCATGATCATTATCCTAAATGTCTAAAGTAGCGCGCTTAGGTAGCATATTAACTGCACGCATGTCACTTTCAATTTTATCTTTTAAAGTTTTATTGATTAGATTTTTAATATCTTCAGGTTCAATAAAATTTTCTTCACAATATAATAATACAGCTTCCATATGTGACATTTTCTTCTTTGTTGCTAACTCTTCTATATGAAGAGAAAAAGCCGATGCATTTTTAAACATTATATTTTTCTTAGGTAATATTCAACTGTTTTAATTATTTGTGCTACATCACTGTATTGTTCTGATTTTGCGCGGTATAATTTCCATACAGGATCAGTTCGAGTAGATGAATTCAACTTTTCATCAAACATATCGAGATATTTGTTAAACCAACGATCTAATTTAGATCTAAAATTTAGCAATTGCGCATAAATGTCATTAATTTTTTCATGATCATTATACATATACGCATTTGAAATTTCACTTCTAATATTTGAAAGATTCATAATCGCCTATAATTAAGTTGATATAATTGGCACGGCGTAGAGGATTCGAACCCCTGACATGCGGTGTAGAAGACCGCTGTTCTATCCAGCTGAACTAACGCCGTATAATAATATTATACCATAAAGACGATTTATTGTACACTCTTTTTTAATATTTTTTTAGGTGATTTTTTAACGGTCTTTTCTTTAGTTTCATTTTCTTTAGCACGTTTAGCAATTCGAGCCTCAAGTCTTTTAGCAACTTCTTCTGAATTAAGCCATATGTCTTTATTTTCCAACATTGCTTGAATTTCTTCTTTAGTCATAAAATCTTTATAAACATCTTGCATCAATTTTTCAGACCATTGGCGTTCATGCTGAATTTGATCAATCATTTCACCACCCTTACCTTGTACTCCACCAGCATAATTATGAAATAAGAAAATAGAGTGTGGTGTTATTTCATAATGAGAAGCTGCTAAAAAGATCATAGTAGCTGCTGACATACAACCACCTTCAACTGAACAAATTATAGTTGCTGATGTGTCATGAAACACTCTCATAAACTGAATGGCTGACATTACATCGCCACCGTAAGAATTGATATAAATCTTTATGATATCATTCTCACCTGCGTGTCTAATAGTATCAAACCATTCAAGATATTCTTCAGGCGGTCCAATCTCATCAGTCAAATAGAATTCATGAATAGATGCTAAAGGTTTACTAGGTAAATTACGTTTAACTTTACAAGTTTCATCAGCCATGAAATTCTCCAAATCAGTTAATAATAAAACTATATATTAAATTATTTCGCATTCATTGGAGTTGATCTTCCTGAAAACGAATATGCTACACATACAGCATCATCACTTTTCGCGTAAGAACACCTAACCGACAACGGATTGACTCCAGCAGAAATAGCATCTGCAATATTTTTTGACATTAGATTTCTATCATTAATTTGGTAATACGCTGCGGATAATACTATAGTGAGCAATAACGCGGTAATACACACGACAACTATTGAATCTATTTTAATAAAATCTTTCATAATGTTTCCTATGATTGTATGTAAAAAATATGTCTTCCGATTGTGCGAATTGGTGTTACATTCTTCCAACGTGGGTTCACATAATCAGCGTGATAAAAAATTGCACCATTAGTTGGATCAACAATTTTATCATAATTAACATAAGCAAATGTTGCTAACTGTAATATTTTATTGTACGTCTCTTCATTATTTGGAGAATTCTTATCTAGAAAAGTCTTCCTCTCTCTGTCTTGGCAAAACCAAGAAAATTGACATGTGTATTTTGTTTTTTGAGTTACAACTTCACATACAGAACTTGGAAAAGAAGGATGCTTTGTTCTATTTAATGTGACAAATGCAACAGCTAATTGTCCTTGATCTGGCTCATATGCAGATTCATAATATATGTTTTGAGCAAGACAGCGCACTTCTTTTTGCGATTCTTTATTTAATTCATTAAATGTCACATCTAATGCTGCAATGGGATTTAATGAAGTTAATATTCCAGTATATGCCATTACTACTATAACTAGAATAAGTGTAATTGCCGGTGTTAAGATTCTATTCATATATCTCCTTAATTAGAATTGGGGAGAGATCTCTCCCCACCAAATCAGGTAGACTTCTTATTAGACTTAATATCTTGCGGAATTTGTGATACAAACCCGTTAAGCTCTTGAGCTTTTTTTATTACATCGATCTCTGATGGATAAGCAGGTATTTGTGGGTGTTCGGGTGGAACTATACCTGCATGGCGAGCATTTTCGACTTTGATTTGCCAGTCGTTCGTGATTTGCTCTTTTTTGCCAAAGTATTCTTCAACAAGCATGTCCTTAGACATCTTAAGAAGTTCTAGGCGAATCTCGAATGGTGTTAAACTCATAGTTTTCTCCTGTGTTGTGTGTAGAATAGTGGATTTTTTGAATAGGTTCCACTAAACCTATTTTTATTTATTTAAAACGATACTTTCAACCCTGCTGAAACCTGATTACCTTTAAATGCAGCTGCATCTTTAAGATCATATCTATGATTAAAGCTAGCAACAATTGCTGTACCCTTTGAAAGAGCGTAAGCACCTTCAACGCCAGCTACTGCTGCATATCCATTAACACCGCGATCTGGATTAATCTGCTGAACACCGATTGAAGGAGTTACAGACAAAGATTTAGTTACATCGAATGATTTCCCGACTGAACCGCCGAAAGCAACGTATGTATCACGAACTGTTTGAATTGAACCAGTAGCTTTAAGACCTGCGACACTAGTACCAACTGAAAGTGTAGTCATATCTTTACTAAAAGTTTTATCACGACCAACTGACAAACCAAGATCAGTTGCTGATGCACTTGCACTTACCAAAATCATTGATGCAAAAAGAACTTTTTTCATTTACTTCTCCTAAAGATTATAAAAATGATAGGTTATTCTGTTACGAGGAAACCTATCGAAACCCTAAGCAGTTATTTTAGGCTGCTAATGCGAACTTTTCGTCGTTTGCATTTATAGTTT